CATAAGAAGAATAATAGCAAGAGAAGGAGGGTGGGGTGATTTTTATAAGGAGAGGTAATGGATAAGATATTAGTAACTGGTTGCGCTGGATTTATAGGATTTCACACTTGCAAGATGCTATGCGATAACGGCTACGAAGTACTTGGCATTGACAACATAAACACTTACTATGATGTTAAGCTTAAACAAGATCGAATAGCCATACTTGAGAAGTATGATAATTTCTATTTCAAGAAACTTGATTTTGCTTATAGCAAGAACGGTATAAAACATTTCTTTGAAAAACACAAACCTGATAAGGTTATTCATTTGGGCGCACAAGCAGGGGTTAGGTATAGTCTGGAATATCCGCAGTATTATATTGATAATAACATAACGGGATTTTTAAATATCATTGAGAATTGCATAGAGTATAAGATTAAACATTTATTGTATGCTTCCAGTTCAAGTGTATACGGTCACGAGACAGATATGCCATTTAATGAGTATCAAGACTGTAACAAACCAGCTAATTTTTACGCTGTGACTAAGAAATGTAACGAGGGCATGGCATATGCTAATAGCAAGCTATATAATCTCAAGTCAACGGGCTTCAGATTTTTTACAGTATATGGAATTTGGGGCCGGCCTGACATGGCATTGTTTAAATTCACAAAGAATATCATTGAAGGCAAACCCATTGACGTTTATAATAATGGTGATATGGAGCGTGACTTTACTTATGTTGATGATATAATAGAAGGAATAAGACTTTTAATGACAGCCGAAACCCTTGGTAATCTCAGGGTGTTTAATATCGGTTGTGGAAAGCCCTCTAAACTAATGGATTTTGTTAACGAGATAGAACTAAAACTCGGCAAGAAAGCAATTATAAACTATATGCCAATGCAGTTAGGTGACATTAAAAAGATATGGTGCTCAACGGCAAGGCTTGAGACTGTACGGGCTATAAACCAAGCACCACAATTAAAGAAGGTATATCAAAGTTTGTTGATTGGTATTTAGAGTATTATAATATTAAATTATAGGGAGATATTATAAAAAACGTAAAAGAGCATTTAGAAGCAGGGTTTGATGTTTACTAAATAACAAATTCAATCTTCAACGTCTTAACCAAGTCTCTATAAACTTCATTCTCCACACCCTTTTTAAGCGTAGGTAAAAGAAAATCAAATCCCTGGGTTTGTGTTTTAGTTACTGCTCGGATTAAGAATGGATTAGGTGGTCGTGATGGTTGTTTTACTTCTCTTGCGAATACATTTTGACCGCCTATTTTAAACTTTAGTCTTGCTCTGGGTCTGTACGATTCTTTTGACCCTTTGATTACACGATCACCACGTGGTGGGTTTATGTCAAGGTTTGGCCTGATAGTTAAAGCTCTTCTGCCATTATGAACAGCAGCAGCATATGGAATGGTATAAACACCAACAGCACCTAAACCAGGGCTTCTATATCGTATATCTATACCACCCCTTAACTCTCCTGAATTAGTACCTTTGCTTACAGGCACTTCATCAAGAGCGTTTTCCCTGACTTTTTGCAGAACGGCTAAGGTCAGTTGTTTAATGTTTAACATTATAGAGCCTTGTTTATTTTTTCTAAATCTTCTACAAGTTTGAGATTAGTTTCTTCTGGGTCTGGTTCGGGAGTTTCTGCAAGTTTATTATCGTTTATTTCTTTTATTCTTTCTGTATCAAACCCTATTTCTTCTTGTGCAATCTCAGGGGGGATAATATTAGCCGCTACAAGCTTAGGATAATACTCGCTTCGTTTTTCCTGAATGGTAGTGTCCATTTTTACAAAAGTAAATCCCACGTCTCCGATGTCCATTTGTGACATAACGGGATTACATTTAGTTTCAAATAGTTCCTGAACTGGATTAACGGTTATATCTTGATATATTTTCAGTTGTCCTTCTGCTTCACCACCACCGCCAAGCTGACCTGCAACAACTATCCCCGCAAGTCTAGGCGGAACGCCATGAGCTGATATTATGTTATCTCTTGACGTGTTTCTTAGTTTTTCAAATGATGCATCCTGATCTTTTGATTCAACGGCAAGTTTCTCAAATTTAACCGTGACACCCTTTTGATTAATCGGAAGGTATAAGACTCGATTATTATTCCCCGGCCCCTTAAAGTTGTCTTGTAGAAACTCCTGAACTATATCGGTTGTGGCCTCATCAAATTCACCACCCTCAACAATAATAGCAAGGTCTGGGACACCGTTATTAATAAAAAATCCTTTTTGATACAATACAGAATAATAGTCAAGCTCTATATCAACCAACGCTCCACGCCATGATGGGAGGCCGTAGTATCTATCAGTTGTTGACCATTGTGCGAAATGAATTATCGTTGACCCCTGTTCTTTGTCGTTTTCATCAAATGCTCTTACGTCTTGCTGTTCTGATTGACCCGGCCCCTGATATAAAAATTCTGTTTCAGCACCCCTTGCCCTTCTCCACACGTAGGTAGCTGGCATATAATACAGTTCTTCTACCCTGCCACCTGCACCCCTTACCACTTCCAGATATCCATTTCCGGTTAAATAGTAATCAGTCGCTACTCTTGATATGACCTCAATAAAAGACTGTTTTAATTCATTAACATTCGAAAGCCTTTTTTTAATAGCCGTAACATCTTTTCCTTCAATGAAATTCATTCCAAGGCCGACGGTAGTATTGGTCAGAATAGCAATTGATCTTGTGTGATATGAGTTCTTGTTGATTGATGAAGTGTAATATTCTATTGCATCTGTTTCAGACAAACTTAGATTTGTTTCTTCTTCTATTACCGGGTGCGGAACCATGTCCTCATATTGCTGTGAATTATCTATGTCCTGAACGGATTCTTTTACTATTGATGCTCGATAGATTATTTTTGCATTACCGAAAGCTTTTTTATTTTTCTTAGACATTTTTTCTCCTGTTAGATTTATTACTAAGTTACATCATTATAGGATTATTTCAAAAATTAAATAGTCATATAGTCTTATCTGATAATTATCAACTTGAAACAATCATAATTTTTAGTACAACAATAGCTAGAATATAGAAATTAATAGGAGTTTATGAAATGCCGAGAATGTTAAAAGATATTAGTATTACATTTATTTCTTTAGTCAGAAAAGGTGCAAACAAAAAAAGCATAATCTATAAATCAGCTGACTACGTTGAAGATACTCCCTCCTTAACAGATATTGACATCAAAAAATTCGATGAAGAAAAAGGGATTGTATATGGAATAGTCTACTCCCCGGACGAGGTTGACACTCAAGGCGATTCAGCAAATGCGGGTGAAATTGAAAAAGCTGCATATGATTTTATGGAGAATTTACGGAACTGTGAAGTTGACAAACAACATTCTGAAATCAATGAAAATGCGTTTGTTGCAGAGTCATGGCTTGTACGGAAAAACGATGATCTTTTTCCAAAAGAAAAAAATGGTTCATGGGCGGTAGGGATTAAACTCAAAGACGATGAATTAAAAAAAGAAGTAAAGGACGGGAAAATAACAGGGCTTTCAATGTTTGGGACAGCAACGAAAGTTAAAAAAGAGGATAAAACACTAGATTTGTCTGGATTAACAGACAAAATAACAGAGTCAATAAAAAATCTACTTAAGAAAGGTAATATCGAAATGGATGAAAAACAAGTTACAGAATTAATAGAAAAAAAGTTTGGCGAGTTTAAAGAAGAGATTTCAAAGTCAGACCCGAAACGCAGGACAAATGAAGAAATGGCAACAGTGATTAAAACTGTTCTGGAAAATTACGAACCGATTAAAAAGCTTGGTGATAAGGTTGATCTGATCGAAAAGAACACCTCAAAATCAATTCAGTCAGAAGAAGAAGTGAAAACAGAACTTCAGAAATGTGATGAAGAAGGAAAAGCAATCGCAGCCATGATAAATGGGTCTAAGGAGGGTTAATAAATGGGTTCACTTGGTTCAACATCAACATCAGATCCAAATTTACTTAATCCAATAATCGCAAGTGATGAAACATTACAGCGAGAACTTACTTTAAAAGCAGGCGCAGGTGCGCTTGAGAGAGGTACGGTTCTTGGTGTAAACACGACCACCCTTAAATGGGAACAGTGTGTAGTTGGTGCATCAGACGGAACACAAACAGCGAGAGCAGTATTGATTGATGATGCAGGAAGTGACACAAGAGAAATAAAGGCTCAAGCCTATTTCATAGCGAAGTTTTATTTTAATAAGCTTATATTCCCCACGGGTGCAACCAGACACCAAATTGATACTTTTATTTTAGCACTTGAAGACAAGGGCTGTGTTGTTGATAGAGGGTTTAGTACTGGCTTGACGACTACGACCAGCACAACTTCCACTTCAAGCACGACCAGTTCTAGTTCAAGCTCTAGTTCCAGTTCGACAACCACTTCAAGCACGACCAGTTCTAGTTCAAGCTCTAGTTCCAGTTCGACAACCACTACAACATCTCCACCTTAATTAGAAAGGACTAACATATGGCAGGTTCATTAGGTTCAACATCAACAGCAGACCCGAATGAGTTTTCGGCACTGATAGCAAGTGATGAAACATTACAACGTGAAATCACATTAAAATCAACCGCAGGAGAACTAACAAGGGGTACAGTTCTAGCTCTTAATACAACTACAAAAAAATGGGAACAGGCAGTAGTCAGCGGAAGTACAGGTACGGGTACAGCAAGAGCAGTATTGATAGACGATGCAGGAAGCGACACAAGAGAAGAAAAGGCTCAAGCCTATTTTGTAGCAAAATTTAATTATGATGCTTTGGTATGGCCGACAGGTGCGACTAGACTTCAGATTGATTCTTTTATACTTGATCTTGAAGACAGGGGTAGCGTTGTAGATCGTGGATTTAGTACCGGATTGACCACAACCACCACCACAACTAGCACGACTTCGACTACCAGCTCAACTTCGACCACAACAACAGAAACACCGTAATAGAAAGGTAACTATATGGATAATTTATTTAAAATTAGAACACTAACAACAGCGATAAATAACTTAAATACTCCGCAAGCAGTATTTTTTAATAGGTTTTTCGCACCCAAGGGCCGCATGGAAACATCTGATAGGCTTGCTTTTGATATCCTTTCGGGGTCATCTAAGATTCTGAAAAATCTGTCAGTTACAGCAGAGGCAGAAATAAGAGAGCAGACTTCACGCACAACCGTTACCATGACAGCCCCAAGGATTGCACCAAAGAAGTTTATCCCGATTGCAGAACTTAATGCTATGAGAGCTTTCGGAGCGCAGGCATTACCGGAACGGATGCGGGATAAAATAGCAAGAGAACAGGTTGATATGCTTAATGAGATTGCCAGAACATGGGAATTTCAGGCTGTTAACGCAATGAAGGGCCGTATCTATGATTCTGACGGAAAGTCTATATTGGTTGACTACAACCTCCCCGCTACTCATAGAGTACAGCTTACAGGGACAGACGTTTGGACTGATCTTGACGATGCATTAATCACCACACAGATTGATGAATGGCAGAGACTTATATCCGATGATTCTGAAGCAAATATAACCAGCTTTGTTGCCTATATGGGTAGCAGCGCATGGTCGAACATGCTTAAGAATGATGATATTCGTGAGTTGCTTGCTCCTGCAAAGAAAGAGCTTATCGCAACAGCAGGGACTATATCTAATCTGGTCAATACGGAGCTTAACCGTTATCTGGGTTCTTACATTGATAACAGTGATGTCAGACAGAGATATGTTGGCGCAAACGAATTTATCTTAATCGGGATGTCAGATGATATGACAGACCTGCCCTATGCTCCTATTCTCGATTCCGAAGCACCAAACGGAGTTGGAAACGTGATTGCAGGTGGTAGATCGGTTCCTATTTTCAGCAAATCATGGTTAAGAAGAGACCCGTCAGGCCGTTGGATTAAAGCTGAAGCAAGAGCACTCCCAGTTCTTCAGAGACCTGAGAATGTAATTGTTGTACAGACGGTATAATGGGATTTGCAAACATACAAGATGTTAGGGATTTGGTGGGGTTGCCAGATAAGGTGGCCCTACCAGATTCTAAAATTGAGTTTCAGCTTGCATCTGGAAAAAGAAAAGTTGAAAGAGAAATTGGTGATTATTCTACACTGACCGGAACAGATAGAGCGCAAGCGAAAGAGGCTGAAATTTGTTATACCGCATACTATGGACTTACAACTTGGAATACTTTTTTTACTTCAAATATCCCTGGTATGCAAAAAGAACTTGGTGAACTTGACTTTCAGTTATTGTCACCGGAACAGTTAAAAGAAGTAAGGTCTATTTGGTTAGATAGAGGAGACGACAGCATTAATATTCTAAAACAGGAAAACTCTGACACCCCGATACTTGATATGAGAGCGATATGATAGACACTGAATTTGAGACTTATATAACAGGACTTGTTAAAGAAGCTTATCCGACCATTAGAGCAGAACACATATTATACAGATATCCTGATTCGACTTTTGAACAGGGGAAAAACTTAGTAGGAGCTACATCAAGGAATTTTGGAACATGGAATGTAATTGCACAAGTTAATATCGACACAAAAGAAAAGATTGACAGAGATTTATTTGTAAAGCAATTACCAACAAAAAAACCGTTAAAACTAGATGGAAAAACAGTCAGACTTGTTTTAACAAAAATAATTCAAAAAGATTTTCTTGCGGTTTACGAACTACAGGGAACGGTTTTTGTTTTTAATTTTAGATATGAGATACAGGAGGATTAATTATGCCAGTACCTTCAGGATATGATACCGAACTTTACACTCTAGGCAGAGGAGTCATTTGGCTTGCGGCTTGGAGTGGTTCAGTTGCACCCGTACTTGGTGCATATAAAGACGTTGGAAATGCTCCAGACTTTAGCTTGGAGCCGACAGAGGAAGTACTTGACCATTTCAGTTCACGGTCAGGTAAAAAAACAAAAGATAAACAGACCACACTTGAGTCAGGAGCAACAGCACTATTTACCATTGATTCAATTAGCGTTGAAAACTTCAGACTGTTCCTTTCCGGTACGACAGACACAAGGGGGACAACAATCAGTCTTAACACAAGCCTTTCAGCCGAGTACGGTTTAAGGTTTATTTCTGCAAATGCAGAAGGTCAGAACTACAGACTTGAGCTTTGGAAATGCAGGATAAGGGCTGGTGGTGCTTATGGATTTATTTCAGAAGATTGGGGTTCTTTGTCTTATACTGCTGAAGTTTTATCCGACTCTACAAATCATGCTACATCAGAGTTTGGGGATTTAACTTTTGTAACGACAACCACCACATCAACTACAACATCTCCACCTTAATTTTTAAAGGAAAACCAAAATGAGAAGAACAGAAAAGTTTAAATTAAATGATGAAGAAATAGAGGTCAAGGAGTTAACGGGTACTGATATGCTCATGCTCTTTGACCTCTTTCAAAAAAACAAAGCATCTTTGTTTGATAGAGAAACAATTATAAAAAACATAGATGTTCTCCTACCACTTGCAACTACGATTAAAAAAGATGCCCTGTTAAAACTGGCCCCTTCTGAGATGGAAGAGATTTGGAATAAGTTTAAAGAGGTTAACAGTGTTTTTTTTTCAAAGACAGATTGGATCATGAGCAAACTACAACTGAACGAGTTGTGGGTTCAGATTCGGTCGACCTTAGTAAGTTACTTTTTAGAACAATACTCTCACTTACTCGAAAAGGCTTTAGAGGGTGCGAAAATTGGGGATACGGCAGAATAGTCGAGGCCTCCAAACTTGCAATTGACTTTGAAAAAGAAGAACTAAAACAAGAAGCACTTAACATAAGATATGCTCATCATATGGAGCAAAAAGATTTTAAAAGATATCTTAACTCTTTAAATACTCAACCATTACAGGCAGACCAAAATAAGCCAAAACCCAGACACGCTCAAATGATGCCAAGACACTTGTGTAATAATAAAAATTATAAGGGTAAATAATGGCTAACAAAGGCACTGTAGAAGTTCTCATAAAATTAAAAAATCAAGCATCAAAAGCACTTACAAAAGTAAACACCGCTTTTAAAAAAACTAGCAAGGAAGTTGACAAGACTGGAAAAGAGTTTAAAAGTTTAGGGACAGATGCTAAAAAAGGACTTGCCGGGGTAGAAAAAGCAGCTAAAAAAACAACCGCTTCGATGAAGGGGTTATCTGGAGCTACAAAAAACACAAGTCAATCAGCAGGTGTGTTAAACGCTTCGACTATTGCACTTGCAGGTTCTATTTATCTACTTGCTAGAGCTACAAGAGAAATGATTTCAGCATTTGTATCTTTTGATGACACCATGAGAACCGTTGGTGCTGTTTCGAACGCAACTACTGGCCAACTTGAACAGCTTACAAATGTAGCTAGAAAGATGGGAGCAACTACACGTTTCACAGCTACACAGGCGGCAGATGGATTAGAGTTCTTAGCACGTGCCGGGTTTAGCGTTGAAGAAGCACTTGGAGCACTACCGGGAACATTACAGCTCGCAGCTGCGGGTTCAATCGAATTGGGTCGTGCTGCTGATATCGCAACAAATATCTTAACAGGATTTTCAAGAGATGTTTCAGAACTTGGGAATGTTAATGATGTTCTAGTCAAGACTTTCACCTCTACAAATGTAAACCTTGAAGAACTTGGAGAAGCGTTTAAACTTGTCGCTCCGATTGCTACAGCCGTTGGGTCGGACTTTAATGATTTGGCTGCATCTATTGGTTTGCTTGGAAATGCCGGGTTAAAGGGAACTATTGCAGGTACTTCTTTACGTGGTGCGTTAGGAGCTTTACTCAATCCAACAGATCAGGAAGCTGAATTAATGAAAATGCTTGCCGAGAGAATTGGCGGTGTTGGATTAGAGATTATGGATACAGAAGGAAACTTTGTTGGGTTCTTGGGCATTGTCAAGCAGTTAGAAAAAGCAAACATTACAGGTGCAGAAGCATTAGAACTTTTTGGATTAAGAGCTGGCCCCGGTATGGCTGCTCTAGTTGGTCAGGGTTCTGCTGCACTTGAAGGACTAGTTAACGACCTTGATAACGCAGATGGAACAGCGGCAAGAGTGGCTAAAGCAATGGAAGCAGGGCTTGGTGGTGCGTTAAGAGAACTTAAGTCTGCGGTCGAATCTCTGGCCATATCTATGGGAACATACCTAGAACCAAGATTAATAGGGTTAGTAAAAGTATCAACAGAAGCAGCAAGAGGTTTAAACAAGATGGATTTGGTTGGTAAAACACTTATCGAGTTTTTCTCAACTATTATCGGGCTTACTATTGCTTGGAATTTCGGGATAAGAAGATTAATAAGTATAGGCGCAGCTTTTCTTGGAACACTTAAAGCTTGGGGTGCGGCATCTCTTGTTATTACTAACATATGGAGAACAGGTCTGGTTGGTGCGATTATATTTGCCACCTATGAGCTTGGCAGACTTGCGCTTGCGCTTGTCAGAATCAGAAAAGAAACAAAAAAAACAGAAAAACTTATTGCGTCTTATACTGATTTTTGGGGTGACAATACCGAAGCGTTAAAGCATAACATTCAGTCTATAGAAGAACTCAGAGAATTATCAGATGAAGCATTTGCAGAAGAGGGTGAAGCACTTAAGGCATCTTTAAAAGGCTGGACATTATTGTTAGCTGAAAAAAGAAAAAATGGGGAGTCTACGGTAAAAGAACAAAAAAGAATTAAAACCCTTCGCAAAGCAATGGAGGATTTTGCAACTGTTAAATTTTCAACCCCAACAGATGAAATAAAAAAACTTGGTGAAGCAACAAAAGAAACAGCAGAACATTTCAAGAAAGCTTTTTCTACTGCATTAGAAGTATCAAACGAATTCTACACACAATCTATTTTCAGGGCAAAAGAAGCCTCTGCTCAAGGGATTATAACAAAAGAAGAAGAGGTTAGACAGATACTATCACTTGAAGTTATGAAGTTTGATGAGATGTTCAGGCTTGCTCAAGAATATGCACAAAAAGCAAAAGAAGTCGATGAACTAACAGAGCAAGATCATGCTAAGATAATTGAGTTAATGAAAACATCCGTGAAGGGGCTTGAGGACGCAAGGATAAAATCACTTCAAAGATATTCAGATGCACTTAAAAAACTTGGTGAAGAAGAAAAAAATTCTATTTCATTAACAAACGAATTTAGAAACGCATTAAAAGATTTAACTGATAAGAATCTTGAAGCAGACGACAAGTTAAAGAGCGATAAAAAAGAAATAAACAAATTACAAAGAGAAGCCAATAAACTTATAAAAGAAGGTGGGGAAGATAACCTTAAACTTGCAGAAGAAAAATTAAAATCAGCACAGAAACTTGCTAATGCACTTGACAAAGAAGTAAAGGTCAAGGGTGAGATAATACAGACAGAAGAAGAGGGTCGTAAAGATGCAATAAAAGAAACAAAACAAAATATTAGCCTTTCTAAAAAACTGGGTGCGGAAAGAATTAAAAATGCAGAAGAAGCGATTGTCAAAGAAAAGTTACTTGCCGACACAATAGGCGAAACACTTAAATCAGTTAAAACACAGCTTGACGCTCTTGTAAACGAGAAAAGAGTCGCAAAAATAGAGGTAGAAATTGACGCAGCTTCTCTTGCTAAGGTTGAGGCAGAGTTTAAAGCTATCGAGGCAACACCATTAATTAAAAAGATTAAATACGTAACCGAGGGTAAACCGTCTGATTCTGGCGAAGCAGCTTCCGGGTATGCAACAGGTGGTTCTGTTCATGGTGCAGGTGGTGTTGATAACGTTCCGGCATGGCTTTCAGCAGGAGAATTTGTACTAAAAAAATCAACAGTTAAAAAACTTGGGCTTCCGTTTCTTACTGCTCTTAACGGCATGAACATTGATGGATTAATGGGAAATTTAAGAACTAATTTTGCAACAGGCGGATTTGTTGGTGGGGCCTCTTCACTTGGGCAGTTATCATTTACAAGGTTAATGAGATTTGCAAACGGTGGTTCTACCGAAGCTCTGGCCGCTGAAAAAGGTAGAATATCAAGAGACTATGATGAGCAAATTGCAGAAGCAACATTAAGGGGTGATGAAGATAAAGTATTTGCCCTTAAGGAAGAAAAAATTGCTTTAAGAGAATTAGCAGACGAACTTAAAAAACAACTTGAAGAATTGAACGAGCAATTTACAGAACAGCTTAATGAACAAAAAACAAACCTTGAAAGCTTAAAAGTAATGCAGAAAAAATATTCTCCGTTTGGAAATGCTCTGTCATTGACAACTGGAATGGGTGTTAAGTTTAAGCCAATTCTATCAAAAACATCCGAACAGGTAAAAGCAGAAATTCCAGTTGTTAAAGCAAACATTGTTGATTTAACAGCTCAAAATGATGCGAACATAAAAGCAACCAAAATATCACACAAGATAAAAGTTGATGAAGTTAAGTTGAATACTGAAAAGACTTTGACTGATATTGACAGACAAACACAAGACGCAATAAGAAGACTTGAAGAAGAAAGGTTTGATGCTTTATCCGATGTTGGTACTAATTCTATTTCGGGTAGTAGTAGTGGATTAAGAAGACAGTTCTTTGCAGATGGTGGAAAAGTAAGCGGAGCAGATGGAACAGATAATGTCCCTGCATTTCTAACAAACGGAGAATATGTTCTAAGAAAATCTGTAGCAGATGGACTTGGTAAACCATTTCTTGACAACCTGAACAACTTTAGAATACCCGTTCCAAGGTTCGCAGAAGGTGGGAGTGTTGGTTCGGTTGCAAGTTCCAGACCCGGTAAGAATTTCGGTACGGTTCAACTAGCCATAGGCAATAAGTCCTTTTCCGTTCAAGGAGAAGAAGGTGAGCTTTCGGGGCTTGTCCAAACATTAAAAGAAGCAGGACAGAGGATATAATGGCAATATCAGCAAACAATATCACACTTGACACCGTAACATTACCGTATGAACTGATATGGGTTGATGAATATTCATGGACATCTATTGTATCTGAATCAGAGAGGACATTACAAGGTGTTAATATAGTTGAATCAAATCAATTTGCAGGGCAGTCAGGCAGACCGATTACCCTTAAATCAGATCAGGCATGGATTACAAAGTCAGATTTAACTACGATCCATACCTGGGCAAAAACCCTTAATAAAGAAATGACCTTGACTATGCACGACTCAACGTCTTATACAGTCAGGTTCGATCATGATAGTGGTGAACCGATAGAGGTTGAACCAGTTAAACAAATTGCAGAACTGGCAGACACAGACGAATACATACTAACCTTAAAGCTTTTGGTTGTGTAATGGATGCAACGCTAAAACTAAATTTTGAAAAGACGCTTGATGAATCAGGAGACGATGATGGTGACGACAGAAGCTGCCCATCAAGACTTCTGGAAATAACAGCGGGGCCATATTCTCAAGGGCAGGAAATAACAATTACTGCTTGGGGTTCAGATGTTAACAGCCTTGTATTGTACAAAGAAAATGAGTCGCTTGGCAGGGGTGTTCCGGTATCACTTACCGTTGAAGAACAGGACGTAACCGAAACAGTTGAATTTAACGGCTCGACGGTTGAAGCGTTAGAAAATGTAATTGATAATATTATAAGAGTTACAGCACAAACCGTTATAACAGCAGAAAATATAAACGGAAGTATAAATACATATGCTTCTTCGGGGTCAGTAATTGGCTTTAAAAAAATAGGTGGGTCTTGTGTTGGTAAAGAAACAGAAGAAGAAATATACTACGGAACGGTTAAGGTTCATTACAATAAAGCGAATTTTGCTAGACGATGGACATACACCCTTCCAGACAAGTCCGGAACACTTTACTTTTTTGTAAAAGACAGGATGGAAGTCGTAACAAAATTCACGGTTGAAATAACAGGTGAAGCAGACACCGGATATAGAGATATAACTTTAGTTTATACAGATTATGTGTCAGGTGTTGCGGTTGAGGGTGCAACTGTAGTTATTGACAGAGATCAGACAACAGAACAATCAGGGATAACAGACGTTGACGGCAAGGTCACGTTTCTAACAGTTACAACGGGAATACATTACATTAAATCTACAAAGTCAGGTTATCTTGATACCGATGCAGACGACTTAGACAACGATGAAATATTAGTATCATAGGAGAATAAAAATGACCATATTAGCAAATGAAATTAAAAACTATAAATCAGCCGTTGTGTCTGATGCAGCTACAAACGGTGGCAGGATGTCCGGTACAAACGAGATCACAACTGGCCTTAAAAATAATCTATGGCCAGATGCAGATGAAGATGAAAGGACAGCGGGTTCTACAAAATACCGAAAGACCTTTTTTAAAAATGCAAACGATGATGATGAGATATTTACAAACGCAAAAATTCACATGATAGAAACAGCGCAAGGTGATGACATTGCCACCATCTTTGCGGGTACTCAATCAGACACCCAGACCGACATATCAAGTCCAAGAGAATATGGGGTGGCAAGTTTAAAAACAAACGTGTCAGCGGGTGCGGCATCTTTTGTAGTAACCGCAGAAGATACAGGTCTTGCTATATTTGCAACAGGTGACGAGATTTGGATAGGAGACGGAACAAACAAAGAATATCATACTAATGTTACCGTCACACCGTCTGGGGTTGATTATACTATTGCTTTAGATGGTGATGTTCTTCTAAACAGTTACACAACAGCAGCTACTTTTTCAGCATCGGTTATTGTTACAGGTGATTTAAAAACAACTTATTCAAATTGGGTTGAGACTTCTTCTGGGACTTATAATGAATCTAATTACCCACCCATACAAGACAATATTGGAACGGTTGAAGAAACATGGACAATAACCTTTTCAGATGCAACAAACTATTCCTGTTCTGGAGCTTCCGAAGGGTTGGTTGGTTCTGGAACAACAGCCGGAGATTTTGCACCGTCTAATGATGACTTTACCAAACCTTACTTTACTTTACTTGCTACAGGCTGGGGCGGTACGTGGGCCGTTGGCGATACAATTGTATTCCAAACGCATCCATCCGCATATCCACTATGGCAAAAAAGAGTAATACCAGCAGGGGCGGTGTCAATATCAAGTGATGATTATTCGGTTAGGGTTAAAGGGGAAACAGCAGGTGTGACCACAACAAGCACGACAAGCACCACATCAACCACAACTTCCCCACCTTAGAAAGTAATTATAATGAGCGATATAACATTTGATTTAACAATGCAAAAAGAAATGCCAACAGTTTCTACAGAAGATCATACTTTTGATCATGATGGAGTGTTAGACGGAAAACTCCCTGCGTTACTTGACGGATTGGAATATGTAGAATGACAGACTTTAGCAAAAGAATGATAGCCGAAGGTGATGGTGATTTTGCGGTCAGGTTAAAGATGCGGGAAATAACTGGCGATTTGATTTTTTGGATGAAATGTGAAGTACAAGGCAGCCCGACAATACCATATGATGGTAGTTATCCAGAAGAAAATGGAAATAACCCTGCTTGGGTTTATGCTACTTGGCCAGGCCATCCATTATATGTTCAGGAATCAGCATATAGAACTTATCCATATTTTTTTGCACAAAGATTAGCTGCACAATCACCAAACACTGTTTTTCCAGATGATATTACAAGTTATTCTATGGGTGTAACAATAAAGGTTCTTGATAATTGGAAGTTTTCTGCTTTTGTATATTTTAATCAGGACGATGAAATTAGTATGGGCTTGCAAAAATTTGGGGTTTCTTATGGTACACCTAATTTTATTTGGGAATGTGCCGGGATAAACGGAAACACACAAATCCCTGCTTTAAATATTTGGTATGAATATCTTGTAGTGGTTAGAGGTTCAACAGTTAAAATATATCGTGATAGTGTTTTAATAGACACACAGTCTGGTTCAACCCAAGCACCACCAACAGTTGCCACTGCTGGATTTTTTGCTACATATGTGGGCGAATCACCAAGACCTGATTCATTATTTAAAGATATAAAAATGTGGAATTATGCATTATCACCATAAATCAAAGGAGCAGAAATGAGAGAACTAACAGCAATAAAAATAAAAATAGGTATCAAACAAAACGGACAGGCAAAATACCCGAATTTTAACCAACTTCAATGCGTTAAAGATTCAGGACTTGATTGGTCAAAATACATTGACATTTACGGGCTTGGCTGGTTTTACGACAAGGTTTCAGGTCATCAAGACGATACACCCGATTCCCCACACGGTATGCAGTTTGGATGTTTGACCGTTCCTGAAGACTTTGCAGAACAAGCCGTTGCAATGTTTCCAGAAGTTGAAGAAATAGACGAGGTTGATTTTGAGATATTCCACAACACAAAAGCAACCGCTCATTTACCAGATGAAGAAATAAACAAAGACGTTCTTGACAGTATAAAAGCAAAGCAAGACTTAGGGCTTGATTTAACAATAGATCAAACAAAAGCACTTGACCCTGAGGATAATACACAAGGCATAAGAAAAAACAACATGAAGAAATGGAGCGATAGAAAGGTTGTCCAGAACATTGTTTTAAAAAACACCAAAAACTTTAAGAAAGGCTAAACATGAAGAAAATATTTGTTACTTTTCCGGTCAGTCCTGCACATCCTGTTCTTCATAAACAGGTTGTAATGACATCATGGAAACTGATGCAGGATAAAAGATATGAACTAAAAATGATTATCCCTGCTCATAACCCGTTTGAAAATAATCTTCATCATTGCATAAATGATTTCATTGATAACGATTGTGATTATTGGCTATCAATTGATTCAGACAACCCACCAATGAACAATCCACTTGATTTGGTTGAACTTGATAGGGATATTATCGGACTTCCAACACCTGTTTTATATATCGATAAAAAGACACAAGGTAAGGGGGAAAGACCGTATTATTTTAATGCTTATAGGAAAGTTGATGGTGGGTATAAAGAGCATGAACAGAAAGAAGGATTGCAGAGAGTTGATGCTA